GATATGGGCAAAGGTAATTGATGCTCTTAAATCAGTAGCCTCATTTATATGGGAACCGATATGGGTATCCCTTCAGCATATAGGAATTAAAATTCAGAATGGATTTACTGCTATTATTAATGGGATTAAAACTGTAATAAATGAACTCATTGAAAAGGTTAATATATTAAATCCCTTCCAAGATATACCCACAATATCATTAGGTGATTATGTAGAAACTGAATCCTTGACTACTAAACTTTCAGAAACAGGAATGGGGGAGGGTTTATCTAAATTATTTGCTAATGACCAAGACATCCAGAATATCTCAGATTATGCCTCTAAATCATCCGAACTCTGGTCAAACTTCTTTTCTGGTATTGTTAAAATGTCTGATGATACTACTGATAAACAAATCGAAGGTCAAAAGAAGGTAGCAGGGGCATCTAAGGTAACAAAGGGAGTAGTAAAATCTAACGAGAAATCTAAGCAAACATCTTATGCAACAACATTATCTGGGTTGAGAAGTCAAATTACAGGATATCTTGCTCAAGCAATGGCAAGTGGAATAGCAAAAGAAGTAGGCTCAAAAGGGTTACTTGGATTGGCTACGGGTACGGCAGTTGCAATAGGTTTAACTGCTTTATTTGATTCTATGATTCCATCATTTGCTAAAGGTGGGTCAATGCTTGTATCTGGTAAGCAACTAATGATGGTAGGAGATAATGCAACAGGAATGGAAAGGGTAACTGTTGACCCAATCGGAACACCATCTTCAAATACTTCTGGCTCAAATATTACAGTAAACATCTCAGCACCTCTGGTTGATGAAACTGTTAGAGATTCAATTCTCCCATCTATTCAGAATGCCTTAGACCTTAATCTGGCTTAATGGCTTTATCCCCTCCCTCTGATTACACAACGGATATAGCCAACCCGTTTACGGATAATTGGCTTTTTCAGTTTCACTATGGAGGGACAAATCTATCCTTATCCTCCTACTATGGGCTTTCGTTTAAGGATATAACTGTAACTGACCAGAACGACAACTCTAAGGCATATATCGGGTGCATAAGTAATATTCCAAGTATAAGGGAGAGCATTAATCCTATTGGGGGAATTGTTAAAAAGTCGAATATTACTGTTGAGGTGAATGAAACATCTGTCTTTGATACATTCTATGGAGGAACGGCATATCACACGGCAGACGGATACTATTTAAATCAAACTGTCCTTATTTATTCCATCACAAACGACACAACAGACCTTGATAATGGCTTATTAATATATCAAGGTATTTTGTATGATATGAAACATACAGACTCCAAACTTACTCTGTCCATAAAATCAAAAAGTGTATGGGACGGAATAAAGATACCTAATGAGTTCTCAACAACCAATAAAGTTCCTGTACCTGTTGCATATGGAAATTATACAGGAAACTCTACTAATACTTACTACGATGCCTCTGATACAGATGATGATTCTAACTCTAAATTTATTACAGATTTCACGGCAGATAATCTTAGAAAGATACCTCTTTCGAGAAATTATAGTCGTTCACATTATTTTGCAGTAGGCGACAACGGGACAACCTTTACCAATACAAGACCAGAATATTATGATAGCAATTTAGACCAATTCATTCCATTAAATAACGATGCTGATAATTCTAATACAGGTGATTCAATAGTAGATGATGGAACAAGTGCAACCAAACTAATAGCATTACAGAATAACGGGGTTCAAATTAGACCAACATCTGAAGAACATTATTCTGGGAGTGCAGGATTTGACAACCCACAATTAGCCTATGATACAGACTCTGATGGTACTGCATCTGAAGGGTCAGCAGGGGACACCTCCATTTGGTATTTTCCAGAAACAGAAGGGAAATTTGTTAGGGGGAAATTGTTTATAAGATACTCTTACGACTATGAACCTTCCGCAGGGGGTGATGGAGATTTCTTTTATGCTTTGAATGAAGGTGATTGGGTAACAGTTTTCGAGAATCAAACATCAGATATTGCAAAAACATTCTTAATAGTAGATTTAACATCTGATTTAACGAGTGTTACTTTGGACATTCACGGGAATGTTTCTCACGAGTTAAAGGCTTGGGATATATTTAAGAGAGTTGAGTATTCCAGAAAGGAATCCCCTTTAAAGGAAATCTATACAGGTTCAGATGGTTATGTTAGAAGTTGGGATACAGGCAACCTTGCTACAACAGGGCTACAGATACATCGGGATATATTAAGAAGGTTTGTTGGGATTACAACCACCCCAACTATAAATGGTAGTTCTTGGGCAACATTAGATGTAGATAATGCGAGTAAATCAACTTGCAGAGTAAATATCACTAAGCCAACTGATGTAGGCAAGATATTAGACCGAATTGCTTACGAGTGCAATTTTATGTTCAGATTATCTCCATCCTCATCATATTTTTCTATGCAACCAAATTATATTTCTATTAAGGATAGTAACTCTACAGACCACACACTTAACGAAGATAATATTAATAACTTATCTGTAACAACTACCCCATTAAGTTCCTTAGTAACTAAAAAAATAATCAACTCAGACCCCCACCCTGCTACAGGCAACTATAGAGAAACTGTAACTGTTGACAATAGTTCCTCAAGAACTAATTGGGAAATAGGCACAAATGAAAATATCAAGCAGGAAAATCTACAATACAGGCTTGATAATATTAGTGGAAGTGGTGCAGGATTATATTCATTTGAAGAATATACAGATAACCTTAATGGAGATATTAAACTGCGAGTTTCCTGCAATATTGTCAAACCTTCTATCGGGGCTATTGTTGAAGTCGGGGACATAGTTGCCTTTACTAATGGGTCAATGACTACTAAGCCTTTCGGGACAACTTGGACATCTAAACAATTTGTAGTGGTTGAAACTAATAAATCAATCGGTGGTCAATGTGCCGTTAAACTCTGGGAAATATAATGTGGATTAATTCAGCAGATTATGATAGTGGCACAAATTTGACCTTTCCCTTCCTTCCAGATATTGGTGGGCAGAGTGTAGCAAAGAATTATAATAATACAATAATAGAGTCAACAGGTGGAACGGAGTATGCTTACTCAACCCACGATGGCAAGTTGAGTTGGTCTTTAACTTTCAGTAATATTGATTCCACTTTTAGAACAAATTTAGAAACATTCGAGGTAGCAGTTTCGGGGGATGGCGAGAGTTTTACTTTTAACGATGATAGCACAACATATACTGTCCGATTTACATCCCCCTTAACCTTTTCAGAGGTGGCAGTTCAGAGGTACTCAGTAACCATTGATATGTTGGAGAACTCCTAATGTATATTAAGGCAGGGTCAACCAATTATGATTTTAAGCAAATGCCAGACATAGGAATCACTTACAATAGACAATTCTCAAACAAAGTAAGCGAGGCAGTAGGTGGTGAGTTACATTCCTTTAATCCCCACACAGGCAAGAAGGTCTGGAATATATCATTAACCAACATATCATCTGCTTTTAAAACAAACCTTGAGGCAATAAGGGATGAGGTCTTATTTAATCGTGATACTATAACTTTCTGGGATTCATTAAATTTAGTATCCAGAACTACACTTGCTGAAGAAGTTGATGCTACTGAAACTGAAATCGATGTAACAAGTGCCACAAATATCACGGCAGGAGATTATATTAGACTCTCAAGCAAGTGGGGGGAAGATGTATTGGTGGCAAGAGTGTCAACTAATACCCTAACAGTAGTGAGAGGGCAAGGTAATAATGCAATCAATGGTGGACAATCTGTCCATCTAAATAGTGGAACTGTTTATGAACTGCCAAATTATACAGTTAGATTTGTTTCTGGTTTACAATTTCAAGAAATCTCCATCGGTAGATATTCAACCTCCTTTGTATTAAAAGAAGTAGCACCCTCCTAAAGTAAGCCTTACCCTACCCTTACCCTTCTGGTGGAGAAGTGTACTTCACTATTGCACTTTCCGTCTGAAAAAATGATTCAAAGTGAAGAAAGTGAAGATAATGAAGTAGGGTTCTCTACCTTACGGAAAACAAGAACCCCTTTTATTGTCCCTTAAATTCCCTTGCCTTTTAAAAAAATCAAATCAATTTGAATATTATTCAAATCTCGAATGGTTATTTTTTTTAAAAAAGGTTATAATAGTACCTTTATTTGGTTTAGCGTTTTTGGGAAGGTGGTTATTTAAAACCACACTTTTTAGACCTATTTATAGAGGAGGGTGGTTAAAAATTTAACCAGAGTGGTTAAAATTTAACCATACAAAAGGTTATTTTTTTTAAAGAAAAGGTTACAACTCGACCCTAAAAAACCCTGTTTTTGGGTTTGAGTAATACTTTATATTTTAGCCAATTATTTAGTAAGGAGATGATATTTTAATTAAAGGTAGCACAATGGTAGCATTTTACTCCATTAAATTAGGGAATAAATAAAACTGTAATCTGTTGCCCACTCTTAGCCGAAGTGGTGGAATTGGTAGACACGCTGTCTTGAGTGTTTCCCTTCGGTCACACTATAGGGGGTAGCGTTATGGTAGCATATTTGTCCATTAAATGTATAAAAAAAGGGGAATCTATTATACCTCCATTCAAGTTGATGG